CTCTCGTTTAGCTGGAGTCTTACAAACCCCAGTGAAGAAACCTCTACCTTTCAAAGTAGAGGATTCCAACCCCTCCGCAGAACTGCGGAAGACGTATCAACGACACCGGACTCCCATTTAAGGAGTATGGATGGTTTCTCAACCACCCACTGGTAGAAGTGAGACGTACTTAGTTCGTGGTCTTTTACACGTACTTTTGAGCATAAGGTAAGTACCTGATACTCTGTACGATGTAAGTCTGGAGACCATCTCTTTCTTAAATGAGAGATGTTTCTTCCAGAAAACGACTTCAGACCTAAGATTTGTTCACTGATCGCGATGACAGGTAACTTGTTACGAAACCTTGTAATAAGTGACTCCTGGAACTGTGCCAAGTGCCACCAGCCATTGGAAAGCAAGTTGTTACTTGCCTCTATGGCCGACACCGCAATTTCGTGATCTGGTGACGGATGCAGAACTTTAACGTAGGAAGGAGTCACATCGACTCCTGCATACGCGTCCGTTCCGCAACTCTCTCTAAACCTTCCGTTGTGGAAGGTCTTGTCGGAGTTAACTTTGAGGCCAAGCGCCTCCAATAAGTAAACCGTCATCTCAAAAGCGTCAATGGGGACTATCATATCGTCTCCATAGACACTAACCTCAGACCCAGCTCTCATTATATTCCGAGTTGTAACGTTTTGACCACGTTGGATCAAAACAGCAGCTATGCATATGATAGCATAACCTATACTTTGAATAGGGAATGTAAGAGCATTACCTTGAGAAAAAGCCTTTTTGAGGGTAACAACCCCAAAGGAAGAGTCAATCTCATTCTTGATCGCTTGAGTGCGACACGCATGGAAACGTTCCAATAGCGTGCGATTTCTCCTAAACATTCTTTCGAATGTCCAGAGAGAAAAACGATCAGAAGCAGAGGATAGATCAATAGTGGCATCACTGCCACTAATACTAGCCTTAAGAGCATGCCAGGCATTATGTGCCTGACTCTCGAAGTTGATAGTCTTGTTAAGGTATTTTGATACCTTAACTTTACTTACAACCTGCTTCAACATTAGCTGTTGTATCCATTGATTACTGTTTGGTTCCGAGGCTATAAGCCTTGGTCCCTTGAGTGTCTTTGGAACAGCTATCAGTTTAGAAGGTGAGGAATACTCACCAGGTAATCTGGCAACCCGCGGATTACTATCGACCAATCCACTGTCGTGGATGGCGTAGTGCTCATACGGGAAAGCGAAGTCGAGTTTATCTGGCCATTCGGCGAAGGTGTATTTAGATTCACCCCGCTTAAGGTTGGACACTCGACCTGGTCCGTGTTTAGGCAAGTGTTGCTCTCCAGTGATTTCACACCTTTCGGTGTAAAAGTCGCCAAGGGAGCAAGCGATGTAATCTGCAACCTGTTGCAAAGATTTTGCAACTGAGGGTTCCAATCCTTGTCGAGAGACATGATCGGGCCCAGAACAGTACATCCCAGTCTCGCTATCGATCCCAGGGTCGCATTGCTGCGAATCCCCAAAATCGACGTTGTCAAGATGGCAATAGTAGTTACTAGAGCCAAAAAGATCCGTCCCTTGCCAGTTAAGGCTAGGAACCGGAAGACTGCACTCAATATCGTAGAAGTTTCTAACTTCATCTGATATACGATCCTTTCTGCATAGTATTTTGACCTTGGACAAGCCTTTTAGAGCTTGCCTTATAGCCATTATTACGCCGCAGTCTGGATTGTCAACTAAACAGCCATCTTTGTGAAAGATTTGTAGATAGAGATCCTGCATAAAAGCAGGAACCACTATCGTCCTACTGGCTTGCTTACTGTAAGCAAGACCAGAAGGTTTGTACAAACCTTCACTCAAACACTTGTCAAAGTGTTTACAGATGGCAGGCATCATCACGGCAAGGAGTTCCATGCCATGATGTTGAACCCCATGAAGGAGGCGTTGTAAATCGCGCTCCATCTGACGAGGCCTTGAGTACGCGTAGGCGATATCTTTAAACATCGCCGTAACGTATCCATTCAGAATATGTAGGCTATTATCCAATGTTCACTCCTTTAGTGAAATTGATCCTAACCTACTACCAGACTACAGCTTTTTGCTGCGGGTTAAATCCCCCCAGCTCGAAGAGACCTAAGCGTCTTACAAGACGCCCCAGTCCATTACACCAATGCCAAGGGTGGTTGCCGGGTTGAGAACCTGAGCAATACCTGTGGCAGTGCGTTCGGATTGGATCTTAGATGATCCACGCCGGCGAATGAAATGAACGTATGTTTGAGCTGTGTAAGACGGACTACCATCATTTGGATAGTACGTCAATACAACGTCAAGTACGTGTCTTTCTTTCGGGGAGGTTTTTGTACCTTCCTCGCGGTGTGTAATTTTCACGATGGCGACAATATCTTCCGTGGAAGTCGCGAGACTCCCCCGGTATGTCGTACCGAAATTATCTTGATTTACTTTAGAGCAAACAAGATCATTTGCGGCATTTATCGTGAAGCTGAGTGTAGATGGTAGTGAAGGCATTCTGTCTTCCTTTTCTGAGTGTCAGACCCTATTGTCCTCTTAACGGGACATAGTTTACCGTCTTACCTTAACCGTAGTGAAATCACTATAGTTTTTGGTTAGCCGAGTAAGAAGGGCTGCAAGGTTGAGCGACTGTTCATACGACATGAACGAGAAGCTCAGGACTCCTAGATCAGAATTAACATCATGAACTTTCCGAGAGCGATTGCGGTAATGGTAGTTTCCATTCCTTACAACTCGCATATCGGAGGCACCCATGACGAAATTCTGCCTGGTCTGTCTGATATTGACTTCGCGCATTATGCACACGTGCTTAGGCACGAAGTCCTGTAGCGTATTAATCGCGTCCAACTTAGGACCGACGTTCGCAAAGTAGTCGATGAGCCATGAAAATGGTATCATCTCCCACAAAGTACCCCATGAGAAATCATCGAGATCAAGTGCAGCTTTCACCGCAAGGTTGAATCTCTCTAACTCGTCAACGGGTAGCTGATTAGTGTCCCTTGGAAACCAACGGACACTGCCCCAGATTTTTAGATCAATGTCAACTAAGACATCGCTCGTATTAACTGTTGCAAAATCAGTCGAAGCATACGTATCTTTTTCCACGAAATTTCTAGAATCGTGGTAAAGGTCTACAGCTCTAGACAACCCCCCCTTACCCATAAGTGAGTTGAGCTCTTTTATATTGTGCTCAATCGCTTGAGTGATGTTCAACAGTGCTCGAAGATCGGAAAGGAACGGATTAACTCCAAAATTTACCTGGAGGTAACCTGACCCGACTAATGTGAAAGCATTGTTTAGTATCAATTTGAGTAGGGAAGTAGCCTCTAGCAGTTCAGCTACCATCACTGGTAGTGAAACAGCTGCACGAAGTGGCGAAGTTCGGTTCACAAGATCTGTCAATAGAGTATTGACACTTGGAACCTCTTCGTAGTACATCGTGTTGTAGAGGCTGTACCAATAGTTGGGAATAGGACCACGAGTGGTCCCAATCACATACGGGTTTTCACGAGTTTGTGGGTCCCAGTATCTGTCGATACTGATAACACATTCTCGCTCCCGTATTGTCCGAATCTCGAAATTAGAGGGATCTATATAATTGGGAATAATGGCATCTTCGCCATACTTCTTATGAATATAGTCATCAACAACGTCGTCAATTACGACTCTGTTAGTTGTGGATCCATCGCCTTGAAGTTGGCCATCGAAGTGATAAATCTTCGGTGGCTTGACAACAATGCGAGCGATCTTCTCTCTGTGACGTGAATCGGCCATCTATCTAGGACTCCAGTACAAGGTCAAGATGAGCGTGTACAACGCGAAGGAGGCATTATGCC